TTATGGCCGTCGAATTTATTGATGAAGTCGCCCCCGAAACGCAACGCGGTGTCTCGTGGATAGAGGGCGCGGATTCCCCCGGCGTGGAGTTCATGGACGAGGCCTCGCCGGCACATCCTGACGAGATCGCTCAGCGCTTTCTTGATCCCAACTACAAGCCGTCTTTGGCCGAATCTAAGGTTTATCATGCCGCGCTTAAGGCCCGCTCGATAGGCCAGCACGTCGGAGACTTTGCCAACGCCGCGGGCAACGCGGCCGTGGGACTCTACGAGACCGGCAAGCGCGCTGCCGTAGGCCTCTACGAAACCGCACGCGACCCGGAGAAGTATGACCCGCTGCTGACTGGCGCGGAGGGCGTCGCGCGCGGCACACTGCGCGACATGGAGCTCGCCAAAAAATTATTGCCGTCGTCCTGGGGCGCGGACGGAATCGTGAACTTTGACCAGTTTGCCGAAATGAAACGCGTGCAGCTGCGCGACGCCGCGCTCAACGGCCAGCCATTGACGCCGCAGAACTTTAATCAAATGCAGTCCGCCGGCGACGTTCCCGCCGCCACGATCTCTCAGTGGCGCAAGGAATACGACGACGACTTCGTGCCCCAGACACAATACGAAAACTTACTAGCCAAGCGCGCCACCGCCGTGGAGGAGATGGCGCGGTCCGCGAGCAATGTCAGCGTGCTGACGGGCCAAGAGGCGGCCATCCATCCGGCCCTATCCGAGGGCGTAAGTCTCGTCGCAAGCCCGATGGCGCTTGTCCCGTTTGGAAAGGCGATGAGCCCGGCAAACTCGTTGGCTCGTGGCGCCGTAGCACAGGTCCTGCAGAAGGGCGGACGCGCAGCAGAGGTGGTCGGCGAGACCGTGAGCAAGGCGGCTGCACTGCCGGAACGTCTGGCCGGACGCGGTGTGGAATGGCTGTCCGGCAGCGCCGAGGCGGGCAAGGCGGCCCAGAACGTGGTCAAACGCGGCAGCCTGCCCACCGCCGCGCTGGGTGCGGCCGGGCTCAGTGTGCCAGGACTGACCGAGACCGCGGCGGCTATTGCCGGAGGCAAGGTGGCCGGACGAACCATCCAGGGCGTGGGCGAGGCCGCCGCCGCCGCGGGCCGGTCCGTGGGCGAAGGCCCGTCCCGATACGGTCTGTTCGACCGCATCAGCAAGGACGCGGCCTCACCGGAGTGGCTCAAGCGCGCCGCCAACGCCGCCAAGCCGCTTGACGGCGCGGCATCTTTGGCCGGATCCGCCGTGAAGGGCGGAGCAGAGGGTGCTGCCATCGGCACGGTTTTGGGCGCAGTCAGTGACGGCGAAGAGGGCGCAGCGGCCGGGTTCGGATCGGGCTTAGCGCTCGGCTCTGGAGCGGGCCTGCTCGGACGCGTGGTGGGCGGGCGCGCCTACAACGAGGAGCTGCAGATCAGAGACCTGTCCAACTGGCTCGCGCGTAAAAGCCCGGACGAGGTCGCCAACATCGCCAACCTAAAGCTGTCGCGCGAGGCCTCGGTCAACATGATGGACACGGAACGCCTTGCCAAGGGCAGCGGTCAGGACGTGGAGTTCCGCTACGTCACCGACAAGACATTCACCGAACTGTTCGGCGTGGGCAAGGGCGCTCAGCTGCTCAACGGGGACAAACCCGTGGTGTTCGTCAACACCGGATACACGGGATCACGCTCGATGTTCCACGAGACGATGCACGCCCTGGACGCGCTCGATGGGTTTGCCCCGCAACGTCAGGCGCTCAACCGAATCTTGTTCGACCAGACGCTGCCGGACGGCCGTGTGGTCAGCAAGGGCCTCTATAGCGCGCCGGACCTCGCCGAATTCACCAGCCAATACCGCGACCGTCTCAACGTCAAGGCCAAGGCCGAATTCGACCTGCTCACGCCCGAGGACCGCAGCGCCAGGATCATGTCTGAGGTGCGATCGGAATCGTTTGCAAACCTCATGAACGGCGCGCCGTCCGCAGACAGCGTGCTGGGCAGCCGAAACGTCAAGCGGCGCGTGGCGGACGCGCTGCTGCTGGCCGAGTCGGACTCGATGCTCGGCAAGATGCGACGCTCACTCGAGGCCGTGGGCGTCAAATTCGACGGCAGCGGTGACCCGAGCGAACTGTTTGTCAAGAACGGCAAGCCCATCACCAACACGCCCGTCGTGGACGCTGCGCTGCGCGATTACCTACGGGCCAAGGACAACATGACGCGCCGGCTTGTCTCGGGCGACGGCGCGGAAGAGCCGCACCTGGTGGTGCGGCCGCAGGACCTGCTAAGCCAAAACAATGCTGGCCTCATCGACACGTTCAAGGACCACGACATCTTTGCCAAGAACCCAGACGGCAGCGTCAAGATGATGGGCGGTGTGCCGGTGCTATTAAGCGAGCGCGAAATCCGTGCGATCCAAACCCGGCGCGTGGACGCCATGATCGATGCGCTGACCAAGCTGCCCAGCCTAGGCGATCCGAACAGCGTCACACTCAAGTCAAACGGCGCGTGGGAGGGACGACGGTTTTCCGAGGAACAGCTCGCGGCGTTCGACGCCCTACCGGACGATGTCCTGTCCCCGGCCATGAAGACCAAGCTGCGGCAGCTCAACGAACTGGCCAGCCTAGACGGACAGCAGATCATAATCGACTACAACGCCGCGCTAAAGGGCGGCAAGTATTCCAGCGGCATCTCGCCCACGACGCGCGCGGCCGTGCCCCTGACATTCAACATCTCGAAAGCGGGCAATTTCTATATGACCACGCTGGACACGGCACACTTCTCACGGAAGCTGGGCCAGTGGAAGGCCACCAAGCCCAAGGCGTTCGACGCCTGGAACGGCGACATCGATGCGTTCATGCGTGACGTGTTCACGTATCTGGACAACCACGTGGCAGGACGATCCGGCGCTGTCAACCTAGACGCGGACGCCGCCGCCGCGGTCCACAAAAAGAACGTGATCAACGATTTCTTCAATGTGCCAAAGGGCGTGGGCAACGAGGACGTGAACCCGGTGCAGCTCAGCACTCGAGGCGACAAAGACAACCTGATCCGCGCACGAAGATTTGACCGCATCAACCGCATCACGCCCGGCGCAGGCGACAAGTTCCCGATCCGTTACGAGTTGCAGAAGGCGAATTTTATGTCGCCTGAAAATGCGTCAGACCAGCGCGGCGCACAACTGCTGCCGCCAAATCCGGCGCTAATTTTCGACTCGGCCAAAAGGAATCACGGGGTGACCCAGCGCATTGATGAAGCAGGCTACATCCTGCCGAACGGAGAGCTCCTAGACTTTTCCGGGCGCGCGCAGGCAATGGGGTATGAGCGCACGGGAAAATATGCGTTCGGGCCAAAGCGCGGGCAGCCGGATTATCTCAGAGGCAACCGTCAAGTCGACCACCGGGAGGTTGAATACAAAAATCGGCCGAGCCGGAGCGGAGCGAATGATGCCGCCATGGAACAATTTTTATCCTTGGGGGCGATTCGCACGGGCCAAGGCTTGTTGGATATCCGCCAACGCCCCACCGCGAGTCAGTGGGCGCGCATCAGGGAAGTGATCGAGCACAACAATGGGGCTGTGTCGTTGGATGTTTACGATGGAAAACGAAACTCAGGTCAGTGGTGGGATGAGGGAACGAAAGCGGCAAAAATTGAAGGCCAGATTCGCCGGTTCTACGCCGGCAAAGAGATCACTTCCGGCGCACAGTTTCTCCCAGCGAAGATTGAGGCTGGCACGGAGCTTGCCCCGGCCGGCTTTGAAGATGGTCGCGCCACGGTTTCCACCCGGCAACCCGCCGGCATGCTGGCCAAACCCCGCAGCGCTATTCTCAACGCCGACCTAGACGCCCTCAATGAAGACGTGTCCTATAAAGGGAAGATCGCCGCCGAACTGCGCCAGTATCCCCACCTGACAGCCTCCGATAAGCAACTGCGAAATCCCGACAAAGTGATCCGCAGTTTCATCGACATGGCCAAGGACAACCTGCGGTTCCTTTATGACAATTACCCACCCGAATGGCGGGCGCGCGCCAAACTTTGGTATGACGGCGCAAACCGCATTGTCACCGATTTGGCCGGCGAATATAAACTCACCAACGAACAGACGGCCGGAGTCATGGCGGTTCTGTCGCCGCAGATGGACTGGTTCAAAAATGTGTCGCTCGGCAAGCGGGTGATTGCGCTGAACCAAAAACTTTTGCAGACCAATGCCCAATTCACGCCGGAGTTGCTGGATCACGCTATCCAGCGCGCGCGCGTTGGCTTGGAAGATGCCAAGAAGAAATCACCCGAGAAGGCGGCCGCGCTGGAACGGCAGTTCGATAAAATTTGGGGAACGAACCGGAAGGACTATCAGAACAAAAACTGGAAGTCGATGGATCGAGACGGGCAAGCGATCTTCTTGCGGGCGGTGGACGAGACCACCAACTCTCCGCGATTCGAAGCTGTGACGCCCGAAGGCGATCTTGGTCCAATGGTTCGAAACCTTGGCGGCGATGAATCCAGAATTTCATGGGGACACTACGGCACAATTCGCAAGGCGTTAGAAATCTTGAGCGATGGAAGTCTGGCAAATATTTCCCGGCAATTGGGAGGCCAACACAAGGTGCGCAATTTCTTTAACAACATTTCCAATCCAAATAGCCCCGGAAAGTATGTAACCATCGACACCCACGCCAACGCAGCGGCGTTGCTAGAGCCGCTCAGTGGAACTTCACCGGAAGTCAAAGCATCGATGAGTGGATCAAAAAGTAAAGCATCAGGATTAGGTGGAACGTATCCGGTCTATGCTGAAGCCTATATTGAACTTGCGGGTGAACTGGGCATTTTGCCCCGCGAATTGCAGTCAATCACATGGGAAGCTGTGCGCGGATTGTTCACGGCGGTGGCAAAACGGGGTGGGCTTAAGGACTTGACAAAAGCGGCCTGGAAGAAGTATTCTAAAGGAGAAACAACTGCCAATGAACTTAGAAAACAAATCATTGAACACGCCGGCGGAATCAACCCCCCTGCATGGTTGGATACGCCGCCACGGGCTGCCGGTGACCAAGTCCAGTTGGGTGGCCGCAATGTTCCAGGGCGAGATTCCAGAGTTCCCGCTGCATCCCGAGGTGGTGGCGGAAATACCGGACGAACTGCCGGGGGCAATCCCCACCAGCGCGGCGGAAATGTGGTCGGTGTAAAATCTTCCACATCTGGCAAAGGCATGGCGAAGGCTCGCCTTGCAAGTTTCCTGCCGGCCTCCGGCCCAGTCTCTCACGTGGCGATCCATAAGCAGCTTCGAGCCCAAGCGGAGTTCGATCTCGCCCAGAAGTCGCCCGGACCTGATAACCTCAACCACTGGATCGCGTCCTCTTATCTGGATCACCTCGACAAAAAGTTCAACCGCGGCAGCGACCTCGCGCGAACTTTGCAACTCGAGCGCATAAAGTCGGTGGCCGAGTCTACGCCAGTGACGGACATCTCTGAGGCATTTGGCGCGCTGATGTCGGGCGGCCGCGCGGCGGCCCAGCAGCACCTCGAGCGTCTTGCTCAAAAACAGGCCATCCTCCAATGAAGAACGGCAAGGGCTCATCACCGCGCAGCTGTTTCTCGCCGCAGTTCAAATCGAACTACGACGGGATCGATTGGGGAAACAAACAAAAATCATGCTGCAAATCAAAAGCAAGGAGAAGTCGGAGATCGTAAGGGCCGCGTGCGCCAAGTTCAAAGACTTGCCATCACTCACGCTCGCGCGGGTGCTGTATAAAAAACATAGGAGGTTGTTTCCGTCGTTGGAAGCGGCAAGATGCGCGGTCACATATCGCCGCGGCAACCGCGGCAATGAGCACCGAAAACGCGTGACAAACAGTCCCCTGGTGCGTCCCTGTTCGCTCGCAGGTTTTGTCTGGGAGTTTCCAAAGTCGTCCGCTCCGTCTTACGCGCCGGTGCATCTGGATACCTCACGCACGCTCATCTTGTCGGATATCCATATTCCGTTCCACGACCGTGCGGCCATCGAGGCCGTCATCGAGCGCAGCAAAACACTCAATCCCAACTGCATCCTCATCAATGGCGATCTGTGCGATTTCTTTTCGATTTCCCGGTTTGATAAAAATCCCACGGAGTCCTCGCTTAAAAAAGAGTTGGACCTGACGCGGCAGTTCCTTGGGTGGTTGCGGCAGACATTTCCCAAAGCGCGCATCGTCTACAAGTTGGGCAACCACGACGAGTGGTTCGACAAATATCTGTTCCGCAAAGCGCCGGAGCTCTACGGCGTCACGGGCGTCAGCCTGAAGCATCTGACGACCGCCAAAATAGATTCCGTGCAGGGCGTAAAAGGCATCGAATGGCTGGACGATCAGCAGAAGATAATGATCGGCAAGCTGAACATCTACCACGGGCACGAGCTCGGCAAGGGGAGCATCGCCCCGCCGGTGAACCCGGCGCGCGGCCTGTTCATGCGGACCATTGAATGCGGTCTGCAGGGACACCTGCACAAGGACAGCCAGCATTCCGAGACCACGGCCAACGGCAAACTCATCACGACCTGGTCCACAGGCTGTCTGTGCGGTCTGTGGCCTCGGTATGCCCGGGTGAACAAGTGGACGCACTCGGCCGCGTTCGTCGAATTGACCCGCGGCCAGTTCAGCGTGACGCCGCTGCGCCTCTTGAACGGTCAGCTGTTATGATCACCAAGCGTGACCACGAGGTGCGGCAGCGCATCAAGCGAATTGTCCCCAAAGGCAAAAAACGCGCAAAACTGTTCTACGACGAGCAAGTGCTGGCCGAGTCCGGCGTGGTCGTGAGCCGGGCGCATGGCCGCCGGTCACCGCTTCGCGAAGTGTAGCCAGGGCAATACGTTCTCGCTCGTGAGAGCGGCGCGCTGATCGACAAACCGCGAGTAGTGCGCCTCGGTGGTGGTGACGCTGCTGTGCCGTGCCCACCACTGCGCCTTCTGCGCCCCGAACTTGGTGGTGATGAGCGACGCCGATAAATCCCGGAGCGCGTGGTTTGTCTTCTGCGTCTGCCAGCCCGCACGGCGTAGGATGGCTCCGATGTGCTTGAAAGGGTAGTCGCGCGTGCGGCTGATGCAGTCGCCTTCGAGCAGCGGCCCAGACGTCTTCCGCCATCCGTTTGCGTCGAGGATCAGATTAAATATCCTCCAGAAGGGATTGAGCGGGGTCATGCGTAGCTCGCCGCTGCCGTTCTTGACGAGGGCATCACCGCGCAACACCGGACCGTAGGCGTCGTCCGTGAACCATTCCCATCGGACCTGGCGCACTTCGTTGATTCGCAGGCCAAACGTCAGCTCCATAGACATGGCAAGCCACACGTTTCTCCGGTCAAACTCACAACGGTCGGCCGCTGGAGTGTAGTCGGAGCGTTTGCCGAGTTTGATCCATTCCCGGAACAGGTCGCGGATCAGCGGCCAAGAAGGGTCACACTTTACCGTGCGGCGTAGTTTCAGTCCGCTCCTGCGTAGCGCCTCGCGAAACGACGTCATTTCGGGCAGACGGATGCCTTCGTAATGCCGGAGTTTGTTGGCCGCAAGCAAGGCATTTGCCCCTATGAACGTGGAGATCGCTGAATTTATGAAACGCGACTTGTCTTTCTGGTTGTTGATGCCAGCCGCCTGGGTCTCGATGTGGCGGAAATAATCTGCGGCGGTGGAGTCGCCAAACACCGCAGTGGTCGCCGTGTCTGGATCACGCCCAGCGCGTTTCACGACGAGCCTCATTTTGTTGCATCCCTCGAGCCGCGATGCCTCCTTGCCACAGGGCACGGCCTTGGCCGCGGTGAGGAACTCGGTGAGCGTGGAATACTGTTTCTCTCCGGGCCTCTCCATCGATTTCCGCAAAACGTCTAAACGGTCCTCGGTCCACGCCTGTATCTTGACCTTGGCGGCGGAGATGGCGGTCTCCTTCGTCGCGCCCAGGCTGAGCAGGTATCGTTTGCCGGCGCGCTGAAACACCAGATACCAGTTCGGAGAGGTGGATCGCTTGAAGATGCGCCAGCGCCTACCGCCGTAGGGCAAATAAAACTTCTCTGCTGCTGTTGATGCTGTCTTTGATGCTGTTGACATGGTGCTGAGAGGTGTCGATTCTTCCACCTTGCGCATAGGTGGCAAGCGCAAAATACCCACAGAAACACTGTCATCGCAGAGTGTTGTGGCTATTCGCCTTTGATTTTCAGGGGTTTGCGTAAATGATGGTTTCATAATTGACGAGCAATGGGACTTGTACTGTGCATCAACGGGTTGCGTTAGTTTGTGTCGCCTTTGATGCTGTTGGGCCTACGCTGGGAAATCGCTCGAGAACGGGCACCCACTCCGGCAAGGGCGCGTTGGTGCTGTTTACCACATAATGCATCATCCACGCTTGCCCTGTCGTGGTGTCCATCCGCACAAAGGTCTGAAAGGTTAGCTGTGCCCCGTCTACATACGTTATCGGACCGGCGGTCAGGGTGTAGCGCGCCGGCGTTGAGACGGCAGCTGGCGCACTCGGTTCGCTGTTCAGTGCATACGATGTGGCCGCAATCACAAGTGCCATGGCTGTCATTTTTGTCTTCATGTGTTTCCGTTTCAAAAATCTATCCCCGCAGCAAAATTTACAGTTGACTGATTTTTTGTTGGCTGTAATTGTTACATCACTAATCACATTTATGCAGTCACCCATTCGTCACTCTATTTCTTCCGTTGTTTCTTCCCAAGTTTCTTCTCTTTCTCAGGAGCAGCTTCGGATTCTTTTGTCAGAATTAATTGCTGCTTTGGAAGTTGTGCGGCGCTCGCGCTCGCAGCGGCTACCGAGGCGTTCCAAATAGCCTCGAAGGCGGGGCTGGGAGCGAGGCTCGCCGTTTTGGCCGTGGTGCGCGCGTATTCTTCGCGGATCAGCGTTTCTAGGTATGCGCTGAACGAGGAGTATTTGCGCACGGCCATATTGTCATGGGCACATTGGACCAGTTCGGGGTGGATGCTGACTTGGATACGAGTTTTCACGCTCTACAGTATACACATTTTGGTGCAGGTGTCAAACTAGCACAACTGCTGCAAGGAATAAGAGCCAGAAGCACAGGGCTATGGCCGCGCTCTCTAGGTGTTCTTTTGTTTCAATTTTCATTAATGTTTATTTTGCGGTGGTGAGGATGCCGGCTAGGGCGTCTTTGGTGTATTCGATGGCCAGCCGGAATGCTTGGGATGCGCCGGTCTGAAATGCTTGCTCGTGGGGTTGGTGGTCTTGGCCCGCTTGATCTGCGTGCAGGGCGCAATCCGCGCTCTGACGGGTCAGGACTTCGATGAGTGTTTCGCAATTTTTTTTGGTCATGGTAGTAGGCGCGTTACTGGCGCGCGGTCGCCGGTGGCCGTTGTCAGCCCCGGCGAACGCGGGTCAGTCTTCGCCACGCAGCATGATGGTGATGACAGGTGCGGCGGTGTCGCCGGGGCCGCAGACGCTATATAGATCGACCTTGGTTTTGCGCCCGTTGCCGTGGGTGTCGACGAGGACGGAGAACCAGATGCGATCTGTGGTCGTGCCGCGCCGGATTGCCTCCAGTGCCATGCTGAAGACGTCATGCAATCGTCCTGCCACGTCTTGGCCGCCGGGCAACTGCAATTTCTCGATCATGTCATCCGTGGGGTTTTCTATGGCCACCCATTCGCCGCCGATGGCAATGGTGGCTTCGTAGGCTGCTCGGCTCATGGCGACGGGATATTTGAAGGGGCATGGCGTGAGGGCATCGGACACGTCCACCAGAACGCCGTCTTGGATGCCTTGGGCGCGTGAATAGGTGCTCATAACTTCTCCAAATAGGGATTCCATGCTGTTTTCGTCTTCGATTGTTTGTGTTTTCATGTTTTTTGGTGTTGTTGTTTTGCTCAATGTTTTCAAGGCTGCTGACGCCTTTGTGTGTATAGAATACACCAATAAGCCGACGCGACAAGCATTTTTATACACATATTTGTTGACGATTGCTGTGCGAGGTGTTTAATTTGGCTCTACGATGAGTCAACGCAAACGGACTAAGGGCAAAGCGCGCAAGCAAATCTCACTTTCACAGGACATAGTCCCGATAGGGCTAGACCTCGCCCGCCGAGACTGTCGCAGTTTCTCGAACTACCTCGAATTTCTGATCCTCCAGGATCGCGACGCTAGGCGCATTAAGGAGGTCGCATGAGTGCTCATTGTTGCGCGTATTGCTCGCGGTGGTTTGCTGGGCAAGTGTTTGTCAACGCGCCCATCGTGCCCGCCGGCGCGTTGATATCGCACGGGATTTGTCCGGATTGTTTCGTGGTCCAGACTGCGTCGTTCAGGCCGACGACGTTGGCCGGCTGGCTGGCTGAGTCTCGCACGACGGCGGCGGATATTTTGGCGGCGCTGACCTTGCCGGGGTCAAATCGGGGCACGGTGGGTCTTGCCGCCCCTTCTTCTACTGGCGGCTTCAATCCCCACGTCAGCGCTGCCTAATCACTTATGTTGTCTGATCGTTCTATCCTCCGTTTGTTTGGCCTGGCGCTGCGTCGCGATGCGGACGGTGTGGCTCGGCCGGTCAGAGTTTCCCCGGCAGAATTGCCAGCGCAGCGGGTCATTAGCGGCGCGCGGTCGTGTGATCGTGCGTTGCCGCTTGCGACCGTTCGCCGGGGTTTTTTTTCGTTCAAGGAGGGTGCGAGATGATCTTGGCAATAGTTTCCGCCAGTTGTGTGCTGGCGGCGTTATGGGTGGTGGGGTTGTGCGTGGCAGCGGGTCGGCCGCTGCCACGTCCGCCGCGGCGCTCGCTCAATCGGCGTGGTCGTCGATTGGCTCGTTTGTTGAAGGTCAATGGAGGGCTGAAATGATGGCCCGTCGCGCGCTCCTCGATGCTACGACGCAGGCGGCCACGCTGTCGGAGCCGTTGCCGGTGTTCACGGTGGCTCAAGTGCGGGAGCGGTTTTTCCCCGGCCGCTGTGCTCGGTGGATCAAGGATTCGTTCAAGCGCGGCGAATTCGGGCCGGTTTTTTTCGATGGTGGTCGTTGGTTTATTTCGGCTGAAGCCATCTCGGGCTGGCAGCGCGCCCATCAAGTCCACACCACCCCGCAGTTTTTTCAAAATGGTCATGTCTGAGGATTCCAAAGAGTTGATGTCGGGGCAGCCGTCGCTGTTCGCGGAGGACGAACTGCGGTTGCTCACGCTGGATCAGCCAGAGATGCGCCGCCAATACACGGCGGTCAGTTTGGCCAGGGACACGGCCAAGCGGGATGCGATTTGCCGGGCGTTGGCCGAAGGACATGGGCTGCTCCGGATCGCTCGGGCATTCGGAGTGTCGCATCACTTGGTGTCTGCGCTGCGGGATGCTCGGCCCGATTTGGTAGCCATAGAAAAGAAACAGCTGAGCGGGCAGATCGGAAGAATCCTGAAGATGTCAGCCGACCGATACGAGGAGGCGCTGGCCGCCGGTGCTGTTCCGGTGGGGCAAATACCCGTGTCGTTCGGGATATTCAGCGACAAAAAGGCCGCGCTCGATGGTGATCCGTCCCTGGTGATCGAGCACCGCCACACGGTCCAAGGCGGCAGCGTGGCCGACTTCGAGGCCAAGCTGGCAAGCATGAAGCGGGCGTCGGTTGATACGGCATTATGTGCAAATGATGGAAAACGCCAACAAAAAGAGATTTCTGATGTGATTGATGCTGCCAGTGATGCTGTTGAGGTAATGCCAGGAGACGCGGTCGGATTGGGTCGGGTGGTGGAGATTGCCGCCGGCGCTGGCGGAGCGGCCGGGACGACGGAGGCGGGGGGGGGGGTCTCAGTCGGCGGACCAATTTAAAAAACGTGATGGGTTGGCGAGATAGACCACAAAAACAAAAACATGGATTTTACACACTGGGAATCAAAGGTCGCTGGCAGGCTTGGTTTAAGCCGCGACAACATGCGCCGTTTCCGTCTGGAGCTGCTGACGGAGGGAGTCGATTACATCACGAGCTCCAAACGCATCCATTTGACGTCCTCCGCAGTTGAAAAACTCGCGACCGCCCTGCGCGTTCCTGCGCCCCCAGCGGAGGCGACGTCTGCCGCCGAGCCCGATGCCGCCATATCCAGCGCCGACCAGCCCACGCCTGCAATAGGCACTGTGCGCCTGTGTGTGTGGAGGCAGACCAAGAACCCGCACATCATTGAAGCGTTCTTCCCCGAAAAAGACCCGGCTTATAGGTTCAACATCGTGCGCGTCATCGTGAAAAAGGCGGCGAACTTCATCAAGACCGGCGGCGATGGCCTACCGATGACCCTGCCGGCGCGCCATGTCCAGGCCGATCTGTATGAGCTACTCGGCCCGTGCCCTCGGCGCATGGGTAGGTGGTGACTTGGTGAGCATTTATTTTATGGAATACATAAACATCCACCGGAGCGTCTTGGACGGCGCGGAGTTTGTGGGCGCAGAACCCATCGAGCGGGCCACCTGGCTGGCGCTGTTGTCGTTTTGCTGCGGTCAGGAGAACGGCGGGATCATTTCCGGGTGTCGGGCGTGGGCAGATCGCCGCTGGCAACAGCTCGCCAAGGTCACCGCCGACGAAGTGACACGCGCCACCGAACTCTGGGCATGGGACGGAGACGACCTAGTCGTGAACTTCTACCCCGAGCAGGCCGAAAAAGAGACCCGCGCCAAGCGCCGCGGCGGCATCATAGGAAACAAGCGCCGCTGGGGTAAAAAACCTGAGACAACATCGCACTCCGAATCGCACTCCGATGCCGCCAGCGATACCAGCAGCGAGTCTGTTACCGACTCCATAACGGAACGGAACGGAACGGAACGGAATGAAACGAAAGAGGCGCTCGCTCAATTCCGCGAGGTGTCGATACCCAGCATCGAGGAGGTCAGGACCTGGGCTACCGCCAGTGGCCGGGTGCATCCGGACTGGGCTGAGCGCAAGTGGCTCATGACCACCGGAAACAACGGCTGGGAGCGCAACGGCCGGCTCATCGGCTGGCAACGGCTCTGGATCGTCTGGTTCGAGGAAGACGTCCGCGCCAAAAAATGGAAAAACGGCGGCGAAAAAGGTTCGCCGAACGTCTCCGAGCTATCCGCCAACGTGCAGGCCATTCAGGACGGCAAGCGCGTGGCTGCGCTGCAGGCCGCCATCCGTGCGGGCCGCGCCGAGGTCGAAAACATGCGTGCTTTAGGGCAGGACTACCGCGCCGAAAAACTTGCGGTCGAAAAACTCATGGCCGAGTTGGATTCCGTTCAAGGATGCAACGAGTGAGCGCTTTAAGCCAATCACCTCCGGACCGCCTACCGCCTCACTCCTCTCCAGACGAGCAGGGCATTCTGGGGTGCGTGCTGGACGTCATGGGCTCAGCCGCCGCGTCCCTGGACAAGCTGGCCGCGCAGAAGTTCGACCCCGAATTCTTCTACGACTTACGGCATCGCACGGTGTTCGAGGGCATGCTGAAGCTGCGCGAGGCCAACCGGCCCGTGGACATCATCACCCTGCAGCAGACCCTCAAGGACGGCGGCACGCTCGAAGACATCGGCGGCGTCACCTACCTCAACGAGCTGCAGGACAGCGTCACGTCTGCCGTGAACCTAGCGCACTACGCCGGCGTCGTGCGCGGCAAGGCGCTCGTAAGAGCATTCGTGAACAAGTGCGGTGAATTACAGCGCCGCGCGCTCGAGGCAGATGACGTCGGCAAGGTCATCGCCGACGCCTCGGGCGAACTCCTAGAGCTCGCGACCGTGGGTCAGGCCGAGACCGCGTGGAAGCCCATGCGGGACATCGTGCAGGACGTCATCACCGACATGGAAGAGTTCCGCTACGTGCGGGGCAAGACACAGCTCCGCGGCCTTCCCACCGGACCGAACGGCGTCTACCTGGACAAGCTCATCCGCGGCATCCGCGAGACCTACTACATGGTGCTGGCGGGCCGCCCGGGCGACGGCAAGACCACCAAGGCCATGAACATACTCGAACACCTCGCCATGGACTACGTGTGGCACGAGCCGACAGGCAACAAGCTGCTCAACCACGAGACCAACGAGGAATACCCGGAGACCCTCGAGCGAAAAGGTATTCCTGTGGCCGTGTTCAGCATAGAAATGGACAGCACCAGCCTCGGCTACCGTCTGCTGTTCGGCCGCGCCGGCGTGGACACCGCAGAGTTCAGCCAGGGATTCGCCAGCGCCGAGGACAACACCAACCTCATCAAGGTCGCCGGAAAGCTCAGCGCCGCGCAGGTGTATGTAGACGACACCCCCGGCCAGACCATCAGCCAGATCGCCGCCAAGGCACGACAGATTGCGCGCGAGAAGGGCATCAAACTATTCATCCTAGACTACGTGCAACTCGTCGAGATCGAGGACGGCAAGGGCATCGACCGAGTCAAAGAGCTCACGAAAATTTCACGCGGCATAATGCGTTTGAAGAAAGAACTTAAAGTCCCGTGGATTGTCCTGGCCCAGATGAACCGCAACATCGAGACCTCCGAGAAGACCCGCCGCCCCGTCATGTCCGACCTCAAGGACTGCGGCGCGCTGGAGCAAGACGCGGACGTCATCCTGTTCCTGAACAAGCCGGCGACCAAGTTCAAGAAACAGGGCGACGGCGAGACAGACGAGGACGTCATGGAGCGCATCACCGCAGGGTGGGACTGGAGCAAGAAGCCCAAGCTCATGGAGATCGTGGTGGCCAAGAACCGCTATGGCCCGCTCGGCCATGCCAAGGAAGTATTCTTCACGAACCTGACCAAGTTCGAGGACTGGCATCTGTTCAAAGTCCAGCACGGCTGCGAGCAGCTCAAGGACGGCGAGCGCGAGAACCAAGTATTGAGACAGCCTCCCATCATCGATGACGACGACATCCCATGACATCAAAAAACGAAAAACAATGTCAGTTCTGCGGCGTGCCAGTGCGGCGCGGGCGGTGGTGCAGTCAGTTCTGCGCCGATAAATGGCGCGAGACAGAGCCGCCGTTGGTGGATAAGTCGCACGCCAGCCAAGTGGTGCATTGGACACGCCTGGGCCGTCCCGAATGGAACAGGGGTTGGATGAAGAAACGGTTTTTGTGAAAAAGGAAAAAACTATGGGATCACCCAGAGACTACATGCGGGAATACATGCAACGCCGCCGTCGCTGTGTCAGCGTTTATTGCGCGTGCGGCCAGAAGGCCGGCCGCATCTCATGCGGCAGCGACGGCATATGCAACCGCTGCTGGGAACTCGAGCAGAAGAAAGAGGTCCTGTGCCGTCGGCAATACTCAGCCAAGTGGGAAGAAGCCGAGCCCGAGACCGCCGGCGCACGCTTTTGGCGTCGCAAGCTCGAATTCTGGTTGCCCAACGCCTCGCCAGGCTGGGGCAGCCTAGACGCACTCCAAGAAAAACTGAACCAAACTAAATGAAAACCGAAGAACAAATTGAATCATCAGCGCAGTCGAATGAGGTTGTTGACGAACGTAAGCAACTCCGAAAATGGTGTTTTGAAAAAGCCATGCAGCTCAAAACCAGTTCGGACATCGTGACACTACTAATCCACGAGGCCGCTGAAATCGAATCTTACATAACGGAAGGGCAGAACCTGCGTGAAACCTTCTACTGCGACGTGGAGGCCGCGCTCAGCCAAGTTGATGATCGAGGCGTGCCGGAAGTCTCAGAATCATCCAAGCGTAAGACCATGGTGGTCGTGCGGAAATATCTCCAGGAATATAACGCGCTTGGTGAATAAGACGCCTAGAGCTGAAGCGATGGCAAGCCAATGGACGCTTTCAGCGCGCTCCAACGTCATCGAAAGGAGCAAAACGAAATGAATAACGAAACACCAACACCACGAACGGATAAGGTAGTATCCATCGACATGGGCGACTCTAGATTCATTATTGACCTGATTAAACACTCACAACAACTCGAACGAGAGTTGAATTCGTCGAAAGATTGGAACACCGCCGCCTTCGCCGCCACAAGCATGGCGTCAGCTACCATTGCGAGGCTGGAATCAGAACGCGACCAACTCAGGAAGGTTGCGGATGCCCTTATGCACATTACAAGTCCTCACGCTTCGTTGAATGACCATATCACGGCACGAGAAGCCTACAACTCCCTCCCTCATGTCATCGAAATGAGCACGAAATGAACCCTAAACACAAATTCGATTTCAAAATCTATAACGGTCGTTGCAAAGTTTACATCGACGGGTATGTGAGTTTTTGTTTCAACCAAATCGACTTCAAAGGCTACTACTCCTACAAAGACGACACTAGCCTGTATGGGATTGACGTGTATCTGATGAACGAGAAAGGCGGAGCAACCACCATGGAGATTTACTTCAAGACCAAGGAGAATTGGTTGAGCGTGTTGAAACTGTTGGATGAAAATCTATGACCACCGCGATGAAGTTATTGAACGCGGCGGCGGCGGCACAAGAGGCGCTGAACCTCATCGAGGCCGCTATCGACGACGCGCGCGATCTGACGCCGGACGAGGCCCACGCTGTGGTGCGTTACGCCTCCGACCTCCACTGTCACGCCTTTGAACTGCAACGCATCGCGCTGCGCATCCCACCGCCCAAACGCGGATGACCGACACCGTCACAGACACCGAGCTCCTCGCCGTGGCACGCGCCACGTGGCGTCCCACGCCGCACCCGTTCCTGCCCTGGTTCACGGACGCCGAGCTCGTGGGCGCGCTGCGTCAGGTGGACGGCCCGGCCCGGGTGGCCGCGCTGTTCAAGGAGCGTGAGGAGCGCATTGCCCTGGCGGGCGAGGACGGAGACCCGCTGCGGTTCGGGTTCGAGCTCAAGAACTGGCCCGACGCAGACAGGTTGCTGGGAGACAACAAACTCCTCTACGTGGCCGGCGGCAAGCGCGCGAGCAAATCGGAGTGGGCCGCCAAGCGCGTCGTGCAGTCCGCCCTGGCCCACCCGCGGGGCATCATCTGGTGCTTGCAGGACAACGTGCGCACTAGCATCAGCACCCAGCAGAAACTCATCTGGAAGTTTTTGCCGCCAGAACTGAAACGACTCAACGGAAAAGAGGACCGGCGCAAAGTATTTAAAATCAGTTACACGCCCGCCAACGGTTTCGCCAACGGCATCATCGTGCTGCCGAGCCGCACCGAAATCCATTTTTTGACCTACAACCAGGACGTCAAAGAATTTCAGGGGTGGGAGATCGGCGCGAACCTCAACGACGCCTCCCCAGAGGTCGCCAACATAGGCGCGTGGGCGGACGAGAACCTGACACTGCCCTGGCTGGAGACGTTGGACTTCCGGAGCACCACCCGAAGCGCAAAAATCCTGTGGACGTTTTCCACCACAGAGGGCATCACCACCACCATCAAGGAGGTCCTCGGCACACCGCAGACGCTAGAGAGCCGGCCCTCGGAACTGTTACCGTCGCGCGTTAATATCCCCGGACTGCCCGTGGGCCACATGCCCTACATCCAGAGCTGCACCCGGCCCAAGACCGCGGCAATCTATTTTTATACCGAGTTCAACGTGTTCGGGGACAACTACGCCGGCGTCAAATCCCTGTGCCAAGGCCGCCCGAGCCACTACATCGAGGAGAACGCCTACGGCTACGCGCGCGACGTGATGAACAAGGCGTTCCCCATGTTCGGAGAATGGAACATCGTGGATCCAAAACACATCCCTCGCGCGGGCACGAACTACATGTTTACCGACCCCGCCGGCGCTCGGAACTGGGCCACGCTGTGGGTGCGCGTCACGCCCGGCGGCAAGGTCTGGATATACCGGGACTGGCCGGACGCGCAGACCTACGGCGAGTGGGCCGTGCCGGCGGATGACCCCTCGCAGCCGGACGGCAAGCCCGGCAGCGCGCAGCGCAGCCTAGGACTCGGAGTGGACCAGCTGAAACAGACCTGGCTATCCCTTGAGACGGCTGGCAAGGAGGACGTGTTCCAGCGATTCATAGACCCGCGCGCGGGCCGCAATCCGCACATGGAACTGCACGGCGGCACGTGCCTGGTGGACCAGTTCGCGGACGGCAAGCACCCCATGATCCTGACCCCGGCTAGCGGCGTGGACGTGGAGCGCGGGCTGAGCGTCGTCAACGATCTGCTCTGGTGGGACAACACCCAGCCGCTGGACATGGTCACCAACTCGCCCCGTCTATTCGTCAGCCGCGAGTGCAAACAGATCATCTGGACCATGACCAACTACACAGGCCGCGGAGGAGAGAAGGCCGGCGCAAAAGACTTCGCCGACCTCGTCCGCTATATGGCGCTCGCCGAGCTCGAGCACTACCACGACACCACGCTGCGCAGCTCAGGCGGAGGGAGCTACTAAACGGAACGCCCCAAAAAATATGACAAAAGCACAGGAAGCTAAACTGGACGAATTCATGGAGGCCACGCGCCGCATGTTGGGCCACCCGCGCCTAGCGCGAGTGAACGACTGCACACAGTCCGAGTTCAACAAGTTGCCCGGTCTGCTGCGCGCGAGCGTGTTCATGGAGTGGACCGGGCTGAGCCGCGAAGAGCTCGACGACGAAGTCAGGTCCGGCCACATCGAGGCCTACCAGAAACCAGACGGCGGACAGCGCTGGTATTACAAACGCGAGATCGCCCGGATGACCGGGTTCAAGCTCTGACCGCAAGATAATACTCCGCAACAGTCCGCAACAGTCCGCAATCCTCAGCCCCGACTTTGCTTCTTGCGCCGGGCTGTCTCAAAAAGAACGTGGATGGATACGCAATCTACACTGTCAAAGGTCAACCCTGATTCCGTTCAGGTTGGCGAACTCATCGTCGAATTCAAGCGCTGCGGCGCGCAGGGCGACCACTTCGGGCGCATCCAATCCACCGAGGACACACGGCTCTCGCGCTGGGTCGGTCAGTCCGAGGACGGCAAGAAGCACGCCGCCTCAATGCCCGACGGCAAGGAAGTATTCCCCTGGGAGGGCGCGAGCGACATGCGCAACCACACCAGCGACGGCGCCGTCAACGAAATCTCTGCGCTGCTCTACATGAGCTTCTGGAACTCCGTCATGAAGTTGGCCGGCTCGAGCCCGGACGACGTGGACGACAGCGCCACCGCGACGAGCTACCTTGATTGGATGGTCCACTACGAACTCCATCGCCAGCTCGATACCGAGGTCGAACTCAGCGCCCAATACTTCAACGCCCACGGCAGCGTAGGCCTCGGCGTATGGTGGGAGCGCGAGGTCGGCCGCAAGATCGTGCGCGTCAAATTGGAGGACCTCATGGCCATGAGCCAAGCCGCCCAGCAGGCCGTGCAGCAGGGCGCACAAGGCCCGGAGGCCGAGCTCGCGCAAGTCCTCGCCGTGTTCCCACAGCTCCTAGCAGACCCCACGCTGCAATCCTCCGCCGTGGACGCCATAAAATATATCTACGACGCTTACGTGCGGCGCAGCATCGCGCAGGACGACGAGCTCCAGGAGAGCGACGTCATGCTCCTGTCAGACAAGCGCGCCAAGGAAGCCATCCGCGACCTGCGCGAGGACGGGGACGCAGAGTTCCCCATGCCCTATCTGTGCAAGAACCAGCCCATGATCCGCGCGCTCAAGCCGTATCGCGATTTTATCATGCCCACCGAGGCGGGCGAGGTGCAGAACAGCCCGATCGTGTTCGTGCGCCAACTCATGACCGAGGTGGATTTGCGCGAGCGAGTTCTTTCAGACGAGTGGGACTCCGAGTGGGTCGAAGAGGCCATCAAGACCAAGGGTAAGTTCAGCACCTGGGAGCTCAACAACCCATACCAGCCCAGCGGCACATGGAGCTGGCGCAGCGTGGACGGCCGCAGCTGGTATATCGAGACCGTGTGGGCGTATCGCAAACAGGTGGACGAAGACGGCGTCACGCAGATCGTCTACACCGTGTTTAATCCCCACGTCACCAGGAACGCTCAGGGCGATGAGCTCGCGGGCAAGCACGGCATCCTGAACAACCCGCGCGCAGAGTATCCGATCATCGTCGGCCGGCGCGAACGGTTCGATCGGTCCTGGCTGGCGAGCCGCGGACTGCCCGAGATTCTCAGCACCTACCAGAGCGTCGAGAAAAACATGATCGACAGCGTCGTGGACCTCGCGTCCATCAGCGTCGTGCCCCCGCTGAACGTGCCCAAAGGCATTTCGACGCGCTACAAGATCGGACCGGCCGTCCAGAACGAATACGTACCCGGACGCGAGGCCAAGTTCATGGACATGCCCACCCGCGGCGTGCCCGTGGCCACGGAAGTCATGCGTGAAGTGCAGCGCAAGGTCGCGCGCTACGCCGGCCTGTTCCACCCCGAAGTGCCCCCCCAACTGAGCGCCATCCTGCAGCAGCCGCTCGTCAAAAAGTTTCTCATCATGTGGGGCGAGGCCCTGCAGATGGCGTATGAGATGACCGTCAAGTTTGCGCCCGAAAAGGTTGAGCGCGTCACGGGCACTCGGCCCAGCGGCGACTCTGACTTCCACTACGTCATGCATTTTGACAGCACGCAATTCCAGCCGGAGCTGATGGAGGCAAAGCTGCAGGCGTTCAGCAACCTCATACCGGAGGACAGCGAAGGCGTGATCGACAAGACCCAGCTCATTGCGCTCAAGGCCCGCATGATCGACCCGGCCATGGCCAAGGAGCTCGTCATGCAGAAAGGTCCGGCCAGCGTCCGCATCCTGAAGGACGTCATGGGAGACATCCTGAACATGTTCGCCGGCAGCGAGCCCGTGTATGCGGACGCCAGCAACGACGCCGCCGCGCCCACAAAGATGAAGAACGCGCAGTCCATCCTCCAGGGCAACCCGAACTACATGAGCAGCCTAGCGCCCGAAGTGCTTGCCGAAATCTTTGGCCCGCAGATGGCACAGCAGGCCGCACAACAGGCCGCGCAGACGGGCCAGCAGCCGAACCCACGGTTCAGCGTCCTCGTCCAGAACTACTTCAAGAACTTGCAACAGGGCGTGGCGCAGCAGCAGAACAAGATGGTCGGTCGGACCGGCGTAAAACAGCTAGCGTGATATGAGCGAAAACGAAATCAAATCCGCCCTCGCCTCGCTTCACCCCACGCATCCCTTCTGGCAAGGCGTTCAATCCGTGCTGCGAGACGCCGTGGAGAACGAGGTCAACGCCGTCACCAACCCGGGTTTGACCGACAGCGCGCGTCAGTTCAACGCGGGCCGCCTGGCGCACGCGCGAGATATTCAGAACGCACTGACCGCGCTCGTCAACGAGTCCTCTGCGCCTCGGGCATAGTTCTCGCGAAACAGTCCGCAACACTCCGCAACAGTCCGCAATCCTCAGCCCCGCCTTTGCGCGGGGATTTTTTTTGTGGTTTCTCTCATGCACGGGCATCCGCCCGGGACGGTCATCCGACTTGTCAGGACAAAGACATGAACAACGAAACAGCGGCAACAGCCCCCGCTTTAACAACTGTGGAAGAAGCGTTGAACGCTACGGGACGCGCCGAGGTATTGAACCAGTTCGCCAAATTGGCACTGGGAAGAGACCTGGCAAAGGCCGCAGCAGATGGCGTCAACCCGGACGACGGCACGGTGGATAATACCGCCGCGCAAGAGGCCACTGACGCAAAACAGAGCGATCTTTCTCAACCGAACGCAGAGGAAACAGAAGTCGCGCCCGAGGCCACGGCCGAGGACGCGGTGGACGAGTCCGAGGACGATGACGGAACGAAGGGCAAGCTGGACGATCACACCCAGCAGGCCATCAACCGGCGCATCGCCAAAGAGGTGGCCAAGACCAAGGCCGCACAGGAAGCGAAGGCAGGACTGGAGACCAAGCTGGCCGAGTTACAACAGCAGTTGGAACAAAAACAGGCCGAGACATCCGCCGCCCCGCAGATCGTGCCGACCGCAGCGAATCCGCTCCTGCACGTGACTGACATGAAACAGTTACAGGTAGAACGGGACAACGCGGTGCAGGCGCAGGACCAGGCAGACGAGCTGCTGGAATCGTTGCAAGACGATCCCGGGCGAGTCGAGTCGGCACTGCGCAGCGCCAAGGTGCAGCTCGCCGATTCCGAGGGCAACGAAGACTACAGCGCCGCAAGGATGGGAAAATTCTTGCGCAGTGTAAGACGCGAGGCCCGCAACATGGTGGAGCGAGCCATCCCGCAGCAGGCCCAGTATCTGGAACGCAGCGCCCAGGCGTGGACTCAAGCACAGGCCGTCGTGCCCGAGCTCGTGGACGCCAAGAGCGCACGCGCACAAAAGTTTCAGGACGTCATCAAGGCGTTCCCGGAACTGCGCCGCATACCGGACTGGCCCATCGCCGCGGCGGTGCATGTGTTAGGACTCGAGGCATTGGAAGCGCGCGCCAAGCAGGCCACGCCGCCCAAGCCCAAGGCCAAGCTGGAGCTGCCGGTCAAGATACCGTCACCCCGTGCCACAGCGCCGCCCGTCCAGAAGCGAAACGCCAACGAGGTCAGCGACGAAACCGTTTCCGCAGCAATCGGAGGAGATAAGAACGCCCGTATGAAATTCATTCAATCCCTCGTGCCGAAATTCGGCTGAGGAAAGGAGTCAAACATGTCTCAACTAGTAGAACCAAATCAGGTCGGCAAGCGCGAACAGCTTTTCGACATCATCGCACTCGACGACTACAAGGATAAACCCTTGCTCGCTATGTTGCCCAAGGAACAGAAACTGCAGAACATGCAGGTCAGCTGGCAGCTCGACAGCTACGCCACGCCCGACACCGCCGGCAGCGCCGACGGTGAACCGGTCACGGCCATCGAGAACGCCGCCGAGAACCGCGTCCGCGCCTACGTGTATGGACAGAAATTCCGCCGCACCGCAGGCGTCGGCACAATCGCTGAGGAGATCAGCAACGTGGCTGGGGCAAGCGAAGGAGAGATGGCCCGCAGCATCGACAAGAAATTGGAAGAAATTTCTCGCGACATCGAATGCGCCATCGGCTCGGACAACGACACGCAGGCCGAGGTCAGCTCGGGCAAGCCCTACAAACTCCGCGGCCTAGGCAGCTTCATCAGCAGCACCGCCCAGACCGTGTTGCCGATCGATAGCAACTTCCTCACGCCAAGCGGCAGCATCGACTCCACCGCCACGGCATCGCTCACCGAATCCCTGTTCAAGGGCGTGCTCGAAAGCATCTTCACTCAGTATGGCAAGGCGCAAGACCTCGACTTGGTCTGCGGCACCACGCTGAAGAAGACCGTCACAGGGTTCACCCAGGCCGCCAGCGGAACGAACGCCTACTTCACGATGCGCCATTTTAACCAGGACATCGCCGACAAGAAGATCACCAGCAACATCCTCGTGTATGAAGGCGACTTCAACACGGTGAAGTTGCACACCTCGTTGTTCCTCGCGAACACCGGCACGGCCACACCGAGCACCACGGGCAAATGCCGTGGCTACGTGTTGCCCATGGACCGCCTGTGCATCAACTGGGGTTGGCAGCCCAAGGTGACCCCGCTCGCCAACGACGGTTCTGGTCCTCGCGCCATGATCGAAGCAGTCGTCGCGCTCGTCGCGAAGAACCCCAAAGTGCTCGGCAAATTCGCCGCGACCTCCTAACCCACCTTAACCCCGAATAAAGGACCAACAGTTTATGGCATCAATAACATGTCTGACGGCACTCGAAGCAGCTAGCTCCGGGTATACCCACAAGATCACAGTCAAGGCGGCGGACGTCGCCGCACTGACCAGCGCCACAGCGTATTCGCTGTTCCCGGCGTTCAACTCGTCATCCACGGACGCAAACCTGCTCGTCAAGGACGCAGCCGTCTATGTGGAGACCGCGTTCAACGCGTTCCAGTCCGATGGCACTACGGCGGTGACACTCGTCATCACCGTGGGCGACGGCTCGACCGCCAACGCCTACGTGGCCAGCACCACCATCAAGACCGCCGGCTGGATTAAGGGCGCTCAGACCACGAACCTGATCCCCGCGAGCGACATCATCAAGTTCACGCCCACGTTCGGCGCGAGCGGTGACCCCACCAAGACCACGGCAGGCGAGATGCACATCTTCCTGCAACTGGTTGACGGTGCAAACTTGGCCAAATAATCCATCACCTCTCCCCGGGGCAAACCTCCGGGGAGAGATTTTTACCACAGAGACACGGAGTAAGCATGATGCAAGTCGATCTCAGTGAATTGCCGGCCGCCCTGGCGGACGAGTTGGTCCGTGGCCGCCACGCCCGCGACACCATGACGGCGCTACGCGCGCCCGAGAACCAGCTGCGCGTGGCGCAATCGAACAACGTCGATTGGAAAAGCCTGGACGGACTGGGCGCGCCCACGCTAAGCATCACGCCCGAGGCCTACCACTACTGGGGACAACGCTTCAGCTACGACGACCAGGGCAAGTATATCGGAGACGGTTACGCCTGCTGGCGTGACAAACAATTTTTGGCCGAGTTCAAACGGGACAACCCCGCCGCACGCATCAAGGCCGCCGGCACCCGGATACAGATCGGGGCAGCAGGGACGTCCACAGAGACACAGAGGCCGCAGAGATTTCATAAGAGTTACGGATAATGGAGACCACAGACTTCATCGATGTGCTGTATGACGCGGGCGAAGAAGTATCGCTCGATCCGGCGTCGTTGAGCGTGGGCGACTTTGCCACACTGCGCCGCGCGGCGCGCAAATGGCTCGAGAAGTGTTGGGACTACCATTTCTGGCCCGTGTTACAGCGCGTGGAGGAGCGGCACTTCCGGGCGGACTGGGACAGCGTCACCACCTATGCCTCCGGCTCAGAGGTGTTCTACGCGCCGGCCCAGACGTATTACCTCGCACTCCGATCCAGCACCGGAGAAGCGCCGGCCGATTTATCCGATGTCACCAATACCGCCTACTGGGCCGAGTGCCAGACCAGCTACACGCCCTCCGACTACGCCGCCTCCACCTCCTATGCGCCCGGAGACGCGGTCTCCTATGCTGGCCGGAACTATCAATGTCACACCGCGAGCACAGGCAACACCCCCACAGACACCAACTACTTTGGAGAGCTCATCGAGTTCGATCGCTACGTCAGCTACACCCAGACCGGACAGACCGCCATTGGGCTGGTCGAGACGGTCACAAATAGCAATCCGCGCATTCATACGACGTATAACGAGTTGAACTGGAGCCTCAGCCAGAACGGCGTGCAGGTCAAAGACGCCGCCGCCTCCGTCTGGATCACCTTCCGCGTCCGCTGCCACAAACTTATTGGGGACGAATTCGACGTCACCGAGGCCTACGCCGTGGGCGACCAGGTCTTTTACACCGGCGGTGCAGAGCGCGGAAACTTTTATGAGTGCGCCACGGCCACGAGCGCCAACCAAACGCCCACCAGCGAGCCCTCGAAGTGGACGCTGCTGGAGATTCCCAGAATATTTCACAAGCCCCTCGTGCATGGCATGGCCAGCTCATGGGTGCGCGGCCCTGGGGGCGGCACGTTGGAGGAGTCCATGGCCTACGAGGCCTACGCCACCGCCGCACTCGACGACCAGAAGACACTCGTCGTGGGACACCAATCTCAGCGCGTCAAGACCGTGGTTATGACGCGATAGAAAAAGAACAACGAAAAGAACACAATTTATGAGTCTAGGAACGATCAGGATCAGCAACGCCGACGTGGCCGGCACAAACGTGAGCGGCAGCAACTACGCCGCCGCCACACAGACCAGCGCCGTGAAGTCCGTCGTGTATGAGGCGGTCATCCACGTGCGAGCGGCCGTCGCCGCGGACCGTTTCCTCTGCCTCTACGATGCGGCCGCGGGCAGCGCCAGCAGCGTCGCACCCATCCTCGTACTGCCCTGTCCCTACGGCCTGACCGCACAGCTCAGCTTCAGCACCGGCATCCCCTTCAACAGCGGCATCTACGCCGTGGTAGCCACCGGAGCTCCGGCGGACGCCAACAGCACCGTGACGGCTGGAAGCGCCAACGACGCCGTCGTCACCCTCTCCTACCGAAAAGTATGACAATGACCACACCATTCCGATGGGCGTTCTGGATGGCCCTCTCCTATCTCCTATCCCCTATCTCCTTGCTCGCGCAAGGAACACCCATCGCCACCACGGCTTTTACGCGCACGATGTTGCGCGGCGCAGACAGCGCGGCGGTGCGGACCTCGCTGGGCTTTTTGACCACCAACAACACGGTCATCACGAACTATACGGGCGACGGCGCAGCCATCACCAACCTGAACGCCACCGAACTGCGTAGCGGCACCGTGCCACTGGCGCGCCTGAGCGGCATCACCGCCAGCCAGATCGCCGCCACCACCATCACCACCAACAACGTCGACAGCACGTTCTACAACCTGGTGACCAACAGGAGTTCTTCTGGAGACGTCACCCAATCCGGCCTCGCGGCGGGGAGTTATGCGATTGCGGGAAATGGACTAGGATTAACCAACATCTTTAACAATCTCACCGTGAACGGTGTGCAGATTGTTGGCAATAACTACATATTCAAAACCACAAATGCTGATCCCGGAACTTTAGCTTTCAACACAACCGCTCACGGCGCATCTCATGGCATCGTGTTGCTTGGCGCAAATCAAGGCGACGTTGTGTTGAATCCCACATTGAGCGATGGCGTTATTCAAATTGGGGTAACTGGAGATTCTGGCAATCGGATTCACATTCAATACGCCGCAGACCCAGCGGCATTAGGAACAAACTCCACTTTAATCACTGGTTTTTCGCACCCGCTAAGGTTCGTCTCTGTAAACAAAACAAATCGCCAATTTCATTATCCCGGAATCGTTGGAACGTCAGAATTAGACACTGCTGGCGTGACAGAAAACGGAACGCTTAGATTTTATGCAGACACCCCACACTGGGCGCAGAACAACAGAGACGTAGATAATCCAACAGAACTTGGCTTTGAAACTTTCCGAGCTTCAACAAATGCCATTCAAGCCGCGATAGGAATACCGTTCGCCGTTGGTGCAAATGTCGGTCAGACGATTTCAGTGAGCTACCTTGATGGCAATACAAATGTCACATTTGCAAATTTTACAGGCGGGCTGCTTACATCTGTTGGAATTGATAGCGACGCCCAGTCCTATATTGCAGCGGCGGGAATAACATCAATTAGCCAGAAGCAGGCTATCAACACATTCGTTATCAGCACAAAGGCCGACGGTGATTGGACGAACATAGTTTATCTCGCTCCGTTTATTGGAGGCTCATCAAACGCACACAGGGTCTATCTTAAAGGCAGCGGAAACCTGACATTTTTGGGGAGTTCTGGCGGTTATCCTTCGCACAGCGCGAACGGAGTCACATTCGATGGAGTTGACGATTATTCAGGCACTGGATTTACGCCGTCAACTGACGGCGGCGGAATTTATCTTCAAAATTCAGCGCACATTTTGATTGCATCGCCAACAGCTTCGGCGTTTCCGATTGCTGATTTCACAACACTGGTCGGAGTTACAAAATCAGACGGAACATCAAGAGCGCATCTATCAAGGTCGTCAACTATCATAACAGGCGGTCTTCACAATGGCGAAGGAAACGCGGGCAGCGTGGGAACGACCGACCATCGTGGCGTGTTGTTGACTTCAAGAACATCCTCCACAAATCAAGCGATATACCTAAACAATCTCGCTGTGGGGTTGTCGGCCACCGCCACAACCTCATTGCCAAACGCCGAAATGGTTATTGGCGCACATAATTACGCAGGCAATTTCCAATTTTCAGCTTATACGTGTGCGGGTTTTGAGGTTGGTGGTGGATTAAATGCGTCGGCGGCGGCACGTCGAATTTCTCGCTGGCAGATTCTCAACACAGCACTTGGAAGATGACCTCCCGCGAACGCAAACTACGCATCGAGAATCATCCTGACAAATGGGGTGGTGATCACTCGCGCATGAAAAAGGTGTTCAAGATGAAATCTCCTCGCAGCAAACATTCGTTCAAGCATTGTCGCGTTTGTGGAGTGGCAACGAGGACTGATGCGTGTGCGCTGCATTATCGGGTGAGGAAGCTGGTCAACATTTGGACGGTGTTCATTCCTCTTGTCGCGTTGGTTATGTGTTCAAACGCCGCGCAGGTTGTTCCCGGAGTTCAGATGGCAACGACATCCAGCCTGACGCTTCCAACATCTACTGCGACGTTCAAGCAAACGGTGCTTACGTGGGACAACCCTCTCGGCGCATCTAACCGAGTCGCATGGGGTGGAGCTAGGTATAGTTGGACTAACAGCGCGTCAGTCAGCACGAACCAGTTCAACGTCACGAACGGCACGCACTACGCCGTATATGCCATGCTGGGAGGCATCGAATCCATCCCCGCATTGTGGCCATCCAACCGCATCGGAGAACTCTGGCTGACGGGCATGGAAACGAATTTCACAGGCGGCACAAACATACAAAAACTTTGTAGTTTCACGAATCAGCCTCCAGGACAAATGAGGTTTTGGGGCGTGGCTAACATCACAACGGGTTGGGAATAATGCTTATGAGCGAACAGGAGCAACAAGGGTTACGCGAGCAGATCGCCAGCGATGTGAGAGAAATCAAGCAGGC